ATCAAAAGAAAAACGATTGTTCAAAGGATATGAAGATTATGACGATGTGACTCGTTTGGTATTTGACTTGGAGACGACCTCTCTTGAACCCAAGGACGGTCGTATCTTCATGATTGGTATGAGAACCAATAAGGGTTACAACCGAATCATCGAGTGTATTGATGAGAGTCAAGAAAAACAAGGTATCTTAGAATTCTTCAAGGTTATTAATGAACTCAAACCAAGTATCATTGGTGGATACAACTCCGCAAACTTCGACTGGTATTGGATTTTTGAGCGTTGTAAAATCCTTGGAATGGATATCAGAAAGATTGTTCGTTCTCTTCACCCCGAACATTCAATTTCACAAAAGAAGAATCTTTTAAAGTTGGCAAACGAAGTTGAAGATTTCATGCAGACTTCAATTTGGGGTTACAACGTAATTGATATTATCCACGCTGTTCGTCGTGCTCAAGCGATTAACTCCTCAATCAAATCGGCGGGTCTTAAGTACATCTCTGAGTTTATCAACGCCAAACAACCTGACCGAGTTTATATTAACCACGATAGTATCGGTAAAATGTATACCGAAAAACAAGAGTATTGGTTGAACCTCAAAAATGGTGAATATCGTAAAAAGGGTGACTTTGTGGATTTGGATAAAAAGTTCCCCGATACCTACCTTTTAACAAACGGGGTTGATATCGTTGAACGATATCTACAAGATGACTTGGATGAAACCCTTAAAGTAGATAAAGAATTCAACCAAGGTTCGTTTCTTCTTGCCTCAATGATTCCAACTACATACGAAAGGGTCTCAACAATGGGAACCGCAACTCTTTGGAAAATGTTGATGCTCGCTTGGAGTTATAAACACAATTTAGCAATCCCTGCCAAACAAAGTAAAACCGACTTTGTGGGTGGATTGTCTCGACTACTTAAAGTTGGTTATTCCAAAGATGTTCTCAAACTTGACTTCTCGTCCCTGTATCCTTCAATTCAATTGGTACATGACGTGTTTCCTCAATGTGACGTGACTGGCGCAATGAAGGGAATGTTAAAGTACTTCCGTGATACTCGTATTTTGTACAAAGAACTTGCGGAACAATACTACGAGAGTGACCCCAAACGAGCGGCAACCTACAACAACAAACAACTTCCGATTAAAATCTTTATCAACTCGATGTTCGGTGCCTTGTCCGCTCCTCAAGTATATGCTTGGGGAGACATGTATATGGGTGAACAAATTACCTGTACGGGTCGACAATATCTACGTCAAATGATTAAGTTCTTTATGGCTCGTGGATATACTCCTCTTGTGATGGATACGGACGGTGTGAACTTTTCTTTAGCTGAGGGGGCTAATGAAAGAAAGTACGTTGGTCGTGGACTTAACTGGAAGGTAAAAGAAGGGAAGGTTTATGAAGGTGCAAATGCTGATGTTGCTGAATACAACGATATCTTTATGAGAGGTGAAATGGCTTTGGATACAGATGGGGTTTGGCCGTCGTGTATCAACCTTGCTCGCAAGAATTATGCGGTTATGGATTACAAAGGGAAGATTAAACTTACTGGTAACTCCATCAAGTCAAAAAAACTTCCAGGTTACATTGAAAAATTCTTGGATAAGGGAATCAAGATGTTACTTGAGGGTAAGGGTAAAGAATTCGTTGATTACTACTACGAGTACTTGGAAAGGATTTACAACCATCAGATTCCACTTGCTCAGATTGCTCAAAAAGCGAGAGTTAAGCAAACCCTTGATGACTACAATAAACGTTGTACACAGACCACTAAAGCGGGTTCATTGATGTCTCGTCAAGCACATATGGAACTTGCAATCCACCATAAGATGAACGTGAACTTGGGAGATGTGATTATGTACGTAAACAACGGAGAGAAAGCGTCTCACGGTGATGTTCAAAAAGTTCCCGCTAAAAGGTATTCTGAATTACAAAAGAAGAGACACTTTGATAAGACTGGTGAGGTTCTCCAAGATGTTGACTCATACATAAAATTGAATTCTTACATCTTGGAACCTGATGACTTAGAGGCAAATCCTGACATGACGGGGGATTACAATGTAGCACGGGCGGTTACGACCTTTAACAAACGTATTGAACCACTTATGGTTTGTTTTAAAGACGATGTTAGAAATGGTATGTTAGTTAATAATCCTGAAGATATGGGTATCTTTACCTCGACTCAGTGTGAATTAATTAACGGATACCCTATGGGGGTTGGTGACCAAGATGAGTTGGATGAAGTTATGACAATGTCTGACGGTGAAGTAAAATATTGGGAAAAAAGAGGACTTTCATCAAATTATATGTACGATTTGGCAGAACAGGGATGGGAGCAGTATATTTACCAATATGAAACTGAAACAAATAGTTGACCTCAAAGTCAATGACCCTAATGCCAATTTTTGGTTGATTCGTAAAGGAAGTGCCAACAAAGTTGGTCGTCCAACTCGTGAGTTTTCACCTGAACACATCGGAGTGACGGTTACTCGTCCTGACTTGGTAGTACCCGATTATTTGTTTTACGTATTTGAGCACTTGGCAAACCAAGGGGTATTTGTTTCCATGGCACGTGGTACCACAAACTTACAAAGTATTAGTGTTAAGGATTTGAAAAATATTCCTCTTAGGACTGCTTAAGTCCGTCAGAGGAAATAATGTACCAAGTTCCGGCACAGAAACGGAATTCTACACACGCCCCTTTGTCAATTACAATCTCGTCATACTCTTCATCGATTCTTCCCACGTCGGGAATAATCAAAACTTTCGTCATTGCTTTGATTACAGTGTGGTCAGTGGAAATACTGTCCAATCTAACTTTGGAACTATCAATTCCTCTGATTACAACACAGGCTTCACCATGTGTTTCATAAAATGGTTCCGATACAACGGCAACTTCTGAAGTGTGAATTACTTTGTTGTTGAAAATTCTTTGAGAGGGGACACTCTTAATAACAGCCATAAAATTATATTACGTAAATCTGTCTTGGCATTGCTCTGTACTTCATTTGTTTGTTGAGGTTTTCGGCAATTTCCGCTTCCTTCTTCATTTGGTTTTCAGGGCGGAGTCTTTCAAGACGTAGTTTTAGTTCTTCTTCTAACTTACTTTTTTCATCTTTAGCCTCAGTTTGAAGTACTTGGTAGTCCATTATGATTTCACTATCAGGAGTCTTCAAGTTACCACTATATTTTCCACGAACACGTGCCAAGGTTTCCTTAGCGTAAGCCGTGAACCAACGTCTAACCCATTGTTGACCAGGAACATTTAAACTTTCCCAAGAAAGTTTTTCAATTGGAACATCTGAAGGTAACTTAATAATGTCAGGATTGTCTTTTAGACATTGTGCTCTACTGTCTCCATCGACTTCGTAATAGAAATACCATACAGCCTTTCCTGTATATTGGGAGTAGTTACTCCATGAAAAGTTACTACCTGGAGCGTTGTAGAGGGTAATTAACCTTTTACCATCAGGAAGACCTGTGATTTTGTAAGTTAACTCACCTCCTAAGATTCTGTTAAGGATGTTTGCCTCTTGAGCCCTTAAAAGATAATCGAAACCACTCAACATAAAGTAAGAACCAGCGTTTCCCATCTGTGCGTAACCCGCTTGGTTAGCACCCAAACCAACACCACCAAATCCATAGTCAGTAGTTCCCCATAGGGCTAAGTTTTGAAATGGTTGGTTTGAAAACCAAAGAAGTTCGTTAACCTCTCTACCCGCAGGAATTTCGTAAGACTGAGTATTAGCACTTAAAACGAAGTAGTCTTGTTTTAATATCCACGGTCCTACAGTTTGTAGACCAACAATTTTTGAGTAAGCATAGGTAAATTGGTCCTCAAAATTCAGTGTTCTTGTAATCAGGGCGTTTGCTACTGATTTTTCACTCATATTTAGATTCACAAGGTTTGTCCATTGTGATTCAATCAACCAATCTAAAACGTACTGTTCGTAATCCTCAATGGAAAGTTCCATTAAGGAGTCCAACATCTCATTTTCTAATTCAACACTACGTAAAGGAGCACCAAGTTGGTGCTTAAGACGAGTATAAATTCTACTTCTTTCGGGTTCTGGAATTACTGCCATACATATAAATAGTCGGTACTATCTTAAGTTGTATAGAAGGTCATTTTTGTCAAAAACATATTCACCGAGAACAATTTCAGGATTGTTTTTGAATATAACAACCCGTCCACCTTTTACAAAAACCATCCAATCGACTTTATACATGTCGATTTCACCAGCTTTGGTAACCACAATTTTGTCTCCTTGTTCTTTAAGTTCATCAAACCCTTTTACTTGGGCGGTAAGGTTTTGTCCTTGAAAGTAAATTTTCAAGTCAATTTTCTGAACGGCATCGATTTCTTTACCAGCTCCTGCTGTTCCGATAACGGTAGAACCTGCTAAGTTTTTTAAAATCTTTTCCTTAGCAGTGGATTCCCTACGTGTTCCAATTTTATCTTTTTCAGTCAGTGTTGACATAATATTTTTGAACGTTGAACTATTGGGGTCAAAGATTCTTCCTGAATACTTATCTATGATACGACACATACGTTTCATTTCAGTAATTTGTTCAAAAGGTGTCTTGTCGTTGAAATCAATAAGTGGTTCACCCATACGTTCCAAAACCAAGTTTAAGTCACGTACCATAATACAAAACACCGAATAGTTGGTATTCATGTAATTAATGATTGAACGACCCTCTTTTTCCAAGTTGTAGACACCTGGAATTTCTCCATTGTCACGTTGGTAGTAATACTTGTCGGCAAACTCTTTTTGGTGAACTTTAATAATTGCGTTTTTGTAGTTGTTCCGTGCGGTTTTGTTGACGTTGAACAACATACGGTAGAATTCTACCTGTTCACGAGTACAAGGGTTGGATTTACCTTCCATGAGTAATTGTCCCATTTGTTTGGTTTCTAATAGTTGTGTTTCAGTTTTCATTTTGTATAACCCTTCAACAAAGTCCCAATTGACAACGGTCCAAAAGTTTTTGATGTACTCGTCTCTTTTGTTTTTGTATTTGAGGTAATACGCATGTTCCCACAAATCTAAGCCTAAAAGTGGATATCCGCCGCCTTCTATCACATTCATTAGAGGATTATCTTGGTTTGGGGTAGACATAATCTTTAATGTGTCTTTGTTAGTAAGAACCAACCACACCCAACCTGAACCGAATCTTTCCTTAGCAATCTTCTCAAATTCTTGTTTGAACTTAATGAAGTTGCCAAAATCTTTTTTGATTTTTCTATCCATTTCCTTTCCGACTCTTTTCGGGGTTGGGGATAACATGTTCCAAAAAAGTGCGTGATTGAAAGCGCCACCTGCGTTGTCTCTTACAACTTTAGGATACTTGGAAATACTTTTGATAATTTTTTCCAAGTCATCACTTCCTTTTCTTTTTTCCAAAAATCCGTTGAGTTTATCAACGTAACCTTTGTAGTGTTTATTGTAGTGAACGTTCATTGTCTCGGGGTCAATGAATCGTTTCAAGGCTGAATAGGCATACGGGAGTTTTTCTATCCCGATTTTTTTCATTTCTTTGATAAGAACTTTTACCTCTTCCTTTTTTTGTTCGTGAATAATTCTCTTTTCGAGTTTTTCCACGGATTCTTGTAGATATTCCATGTTAGAAGATTTTTCTATAAATAACAGGAAACTTGAGTTTATCTTCTTTGGTTAATGCTCTTTAAGATTTCTTCTACAACATTTGTTTCGTCTTGAGTATCACCCATTACAGTTCCGATGATTCTCTTTTTTGCTCCGAGAATGTCGTAAATGATTCCCTCGATAGTGTTATCGAAGATAGGGTAATAAACCAAAACATTGTTTTTCTGTCCATATCGGTAAGCTCGGTCTTCACTTTGACTATGGTCAGAGGGAAGAAACGAAAGGTCATTCATAATAACGGCTTCGGCAGCGGTTAGGGTAATGCCCACACCAGCTGCTTTGATATTTCCAACAAACACTTTTACTTTTTCATCTTCTTGAAACCTGTCTACAGATTCTTGTCTTTGATTTTTAGACATAGAACCATCAAGTCGTACCGCAGATTTTCCAAAGTGTTCACAAATGGATTCCAAAGATTTCGTAAAGTTACAAAAGATTATAACTTTTTTTCCTTGTTCTATAATGTTTTCCGCAAGTTCAATAGTGTGTTGAGTTTTTTCATTCGCAATTACCTGTCGAACTTCCGTGAGTTTAGTGAATTGAATTGATAGGTTTTTACTTTCATTTGGATTTTTGTCGTACCAATTGTAGTAATCCCCCATCACTTCTTCGTACATTTTTGACCTTAGTCTCAAATATACAGGGGTAATAATTTTTTCGGGTAGGTCCAACACATCTTCTTTTAGTCTACGTAAAACTGTAGAAGTGGTTCGGTCCCGTAGTTCTTCTAAGTTGGATGCCCCCATGACATTCCAAACTTTTCTCATTCCCACTTTGAATTGGTAACCCGAACAATATCTAATCACATAAGCCATCCAATTTTTTGCCACAGGTGAATCCACCAAACTCAAAAGATTAAAATAATTTATGGGACGTGATGTCATAGGGGTACCGGTCAACAACCACAATCTTTCCACATCTTTAACCAAGTCGTTAATTAGTTTGGTTCTTTGGGCTTGTACATTTTGGATGTAGTGAGCCTCGTCGATTATTACCAAATCAAATTTGGATTGTAGAATGATTGAGTCTTTTCTATTTTTTGTATCGTGAAAGTTTTTGATAATGTCGTAGTTCATTATCACAATCTCAGCCTCGGGAGAGTAGTTTTTACCCTCACAAACATAAGACGACTTTTTTGAATACAACTCATATTCCCTTTGCCAGTTAATCTTCAGGGTTGCGGGACATATGATAAGAATTTTCTTGGCACCTGCTTCCAAAGATGCGATGATAGTTGAGGTTGTCTTTCCCAATCCCATATCGTCAGCCAAGATGTATTTTTTATTTTCAAGTAGTTTCTCAATGGCGGTCTTTTGGTGTTCGAGTGGAGGACGGTGACTGTACTTCTCGTAGTTTATTTCTCCAATCTCAACTTTGTTATCTTTGATAAGTGATACCTTAGGAACCCAAATGTCGGACAGAGCATCTCCCTCAAAGAACTTTCCCCAAATGTGGTATGCTTTATCTTTCTCTGCCAACAACTTTTCAATCCAAAGTTTTTCAGGCACATTGATTAGGAATTTGTCGTTGGCAATTTTGTTAGAGAAATATGAGTCCAACATAACCCACTTCTTAGCTACCTTGGGGGTGTTGTCTTTATTGGTGACAATATACTCGGCTTGACTACGGGTGGGATAAAACTTTTTATTATTCTGAAGTTTGTCCTTTAAACCCAAAATATAATTGTTTGCCCCTTTGTATGTTTCTAGAATTGAAACAGCTTTGGATTCTATTGTGAGGTTAATTCCCATTATTTTACTTCTATAGATTGCCCTGTGCTTGTCCAATAATTACTATCTCCGTAGAATACGGTAATTTCTTCTCCAACTTCAATGTCCCGAAGAGCGTAGAAATTAAAACTTTCTTGTCCATCGGTGTTGTCCCATTCGGCACTTGGATTCTCTGAATGATTATAATATGAAGAATATCCAAGACCAATAACAAAGTATTGGTTTTGTCCTCCACGTGGATAGAAAAACCTATAATGAGACATGACGTTAGAGTCTAATTTTAGGACAGGAGCAACTTCAAAAATTTCTCCTTTCAAAATCTTTTGTGTGGCAAACACGCCTAACCCGTGAATAACACTGTCGGCGACTTTAATTTTATGTGGAGGATTAATGACCATTTTACTGATAATAATAACAATCCTACATGTATTTATCAATATATCGGTTATGGCAAATAAATTAGTACCAATTACTCGACTTGGCAAATTCTTCGGTGGTGAAGATTATGCGTTGGATGTTTCGATGGGTTCTGAATGGTTGGAAGGTGATATGAACTTTACCGTCATTCTATATCGTATTGATAGATACAAGACAAGAATCGATGATGTTTATGGGGAATCACCCGAGGGTGGAATTCAATTTTTAGCTCCTGTGGAACTTAAGGGGTATGTTCAAATTTTATCTCCGACTGGTATGAGACTCGGTAATTCTCGTATTGAACAAGACGAACCAGGTAATTTGAGATTTTCTATTTATCAATCTTACCTCGATGAATTGGGGGTTGATATTGCTTTTGGTGATTACTTGGGTTATTATGAAACTGAAAGCAAGGTACGTTACTATTCTGTTGCCGATGATGGAAGGGTTGTATCAGACAACAAACATACTTACGGAGGGTATAAACCATTTTACAGGACCATTGTTGCAACTCCTGCAAGCCAAAATGAATTTTACGGAACCTGATGCCATATCCAAAACAAATAAAACCTACAATTGATTTAGTTCCTCCGAAGACTCTCTCTGCTAGGCGAGAACAACTATTGGAGTTCATTAATAAAGACGGGACGTATCTCCCAAAATCTGTATTGCATGCGGATTTGGATTTGGGTATGTTGGAGTTTGTAAAAACTTCACTTCAAACCACAGTATCAGGCAAGGATATTAGTGTTATCAATAAAATTATTACCAATCAAAGGTGGTCTCAATTCACTGAAACTTGGGATTTTGTTGACAATGACTTCAACGTACAACTTCCATTTATAACGGTTGTTAGAAAACCTGAAGTTAAATATGGTACCAATCCGTCACTTCAATACACAATACCAGTTAGAAAACAATTCTACTACGCCACAGTTCCCACTTGGAATGGAAACCAAAAGGGATATGATGTTTACACAATTCCCCAACCTGTACCTGTTGATATTGATTATAGTGTCAAAATTTTATGTAACAGAATGAGGGAATTAAATACATTTAACAAAAATGTACTTCAAACTTTTTCTTCACGTCAAGCATATACATTTATCAAAGGTCAATATGTACCAATCGTTATGAACAACATATCTGATGAGTCAATCATTGATGTAGACAAAAGAAATTATTACATTCAAAGTTACGACTTCACCATGTTGGGTTATCTAATTGATGAAGAGGAGTTTCAAGTGAAACCAGCCGTTGCGAGAGTTCTTCAAGTTTATGAAGTAGATACTCAAGTTCCCGTTGGAAAGCGTAATCAGATTACACCACCAAATCCCGATGAGTTTGATTATCCGTTTTTTTTCACATCAGGAAATACGACGCTAACCGATTTTCCTGTAGACTACAGAATTGATGTAAAGTTTATTGAATCAACTAATGTAGATTCTTTCGATGTTTACATCAACGATGATTTTTATGGGTCAGATATTTTTGACATTCAATTGAATCAAGGAGATAAGTTTCAGGTAGTTGTTACCAAGGAAACTGTCGGTGAAGAAGCAAATATTTTGTTCTCGGCTAAATTAGTTTAGTCCTCTCCGTAAATATCTTTTTTGTCCCCACACCTTTCGTAAATAAGGTTTTCTAAAAACCTATACATTTTCACTCCGTGTTTATCACAGTAGTTTTTTAACACTGAGTGTGCCTGTTTTGATATTTTAAGGTTCTTAATATCCTGAGAGGGAATTTTCATAAAGGTAGAAAAAAGGCAGAATAAAATCTTACTGCTTATCAATACATATCCAAAAGTCAAGTTTTTTACTTTTTACTTGAATATTTATCTATAAAATAAATCCGAATAAGAAAAATTAAAATATGTTTTTTCAAGTAACAACACAAGCCAATCAAAAGGTTTTTGTATCTCCTGGTGTCTATACATCCGAAACTGATTTGTCATTTGTAGCACAAAGCGTTGGTGTAACGACTTTAGGTTTGGTTGGTGAAACTCTATACGGTCCGGCTTTCGAACCTATATTCATAACAAACTACGATGAATTTCAGAACTTTTTTGGTGGTGTAACCCCTGAAAAATTTGTAGGAACTCAGATTCCTAAATACGAAGCGGCTTACATCGCTAAAGCCTACCTTCAACAATCTAATCAATTGTTTGTAACAAGAGTCTTGGGGCTTTCAGGTTATGACGCTGGTCCTTCATGGACTATAACCGCTATTGCAAACGTTGACGGGGAAACCGTAGGTATTGACGCTGGTGTTGCTCAAATTTTTTGGTCGGCTACTTTCACAGGTACATCGACAGGTACATCTGTGACTTTTACATCTGCACTACCTTCAATAGTTTCAAACTCTCTCAACACACAATACACCCTCTATGACGGTTCAACATCTTCTTATTCGAAAGACATTCAAGGGTTCATGAACTCCATATCGGGTAACACTTCGTTATCAGCTACAACGGCACAATTTTACGGAATGCCCTCTCAGGTTGGGTATGACCAATTAAACTCTCAATACTCTGTGTTAAGTAACAATTTTGGAGTTGATAGTCTTGACCCTCTAGCAAACGATTTGACTGACAGTATAAATGACCCTTGGTACTACGCTAATTTTAATGTTACAGGTAGTTCATGTGATTATTCGGGTTATGCTTGGAATTACGTAGTTACAAATTATGCAACAGGTGCTACAAACACTTTCTCAGGAACTTTATCAGGTAACGTATATTTCTACAGTGGAGAATCTTTCACTGAATATTGTAATTTAGTTGTCGGTACTCTACGTTCAAGAGGTGTTTCGGAATACACCGCAACTGACCATGGTCCACTTTATCAAGTAACAGGTCTTACTGATTTACAAATTGTATGTACAGGACCTTACTCGGGTATTAGTCAAAACCCATTCTCAACATTCCAAATCAGTGGTGTAACTAAAACAGGAACCGACTTCGATTTTGATGTTTCTTTTGGGGCAAGTAATGCTAATTACATAACTAAAGTTCTCGGAATAACTAATTTTAGTAAGTCTCAGTTTGAGGTACCGGTGTATGTTGAGGAATCATATCCAGGTCTTTTGACTTACGGATACAACAAAGGATATGTGAGAGGTTTAAATTGTGACTTTATTGCTCTTCCTGAAGCTCGTGATATTACTTCAACAACCTCAATTGCGTGGAATCTCCAACAATACCAAAGTCCAAAAACACCATATGTAGTTTCTGAACTTCGTGGTAATAAAGTTTACAGATTGTTTAGATTTGTTTCTATTTCTGATGGTGATTTGGCAAACACTCAAATCAAAATTTCGATTGCTAACGTATCTTTCAGTAATATGACCTTTGACGTACAGGTACGAGATTTCTTTGATACAGATGCTAATCCAATCGTTCTTGAAAAATATACCAATTGTACTTTGGACCCAGCAACTAATAGTTTTGTGGGTAAAAAGATTGGTTCGTTCGATGGTGAATACCCATTAAACTCTGCTTATGTTATGATTGAAATGGCGGATGAGGCTCCGTTTGACGCACTTCCATGTGGTTTCTATGGTCTTGATGAGAGAATTTACGAATCACCGACCAATCCTTCACCATTCCCAATTATCAAGAACAGATATTTTTACCCTGGCGAAACTCTTTTTGACCCACCTTTTGGCACAACCGCAGGTGGCTCGAATGTTGTAACGGCTTCGGGAGATAACGTCAGAAGAAGTTACTTGGGAATTTCATCATTTTTTGGTATCGACTCTGACCTCCTTCAGTATAAGGGTAGAAAAAACCCAACAGTCAATTGGTATGATGCGACTGATTCTGAACCATGGAATTACCAAACACAAGGTTTTCACTTTGACTCAGGAGCAACTGTTGTTACAATCGGTAATGCTTTTGTTACGAGTGGAACACCAGCGTTTGTTTGTGGTATTGCGGATTTCAAAGCGGAACCAACAACTCAAGCTAACCCATACTACTTCTTGTATTCTCGTAAGTTCACATTTATGTTCCAAGGAGGATTTGACGGATGGGACATTTATCGTGAGTTTAGAACAAATACTGACAGGTTCCAACTTGGAGCGTCAGGTTACCTACAAGGGGCTTATTTATCCCAAAGATACCCAACAGCGTCTGGAGAGGGTACCTTCAAAAGAATTGTAGTAGCGGACAACACTCAGGATTTCGCAAATACTGACTATTATGCATACCTTCTTGGTATCTTGTCATTCAACAATCCTGAATCAACTAACATCAACGTCTTCGCAACAGGAAGTATTGACTACATCAATAATAACAATCTTTGTGAAGCGGCAATTGACATGGTAACAAATCAGAGAGCTGACTCGGTTTACATCGTAACCACTCCTGACTACAACATGTACACTCCTGACGCTGGTTCTCAATACGAAATTATCTACCCACAAGAGGCGGTAGATAATCTTGACGGAACCGGTATTGACTCTTCGTACACGGCTACTTACTACCCATGGATTCTTGAAAGAGATACTGTGAATAATACACAACTCTACCTTCCACCTACCGGTCAGGTTTGTAGAAACTTAGCACTCACAGACAACATTTCTTTCCCATGGTTCGCATCGGCGGGTTACACAAGAGGTCTTGTTAATTCTGTGAAAGCAAGATTGAGACTTACTCAGGAAGATAGAGACATCCTCTACCAAGGAAGACTTAACCCAATTGCTACCTTCTCTGATGTCGGTACAGTAATTTGGGGTAACAAAACCCTTCAGGTTAGAGATACAGCTCTTAACAGATTGAACGTAAGAAGATTGTTGTTACAAGCTCGTAAGTTGATTTCAGCTGTCGCAGTAAGGTTGTTGTTCGAACAGAACGATGAAATCGTAAGACAACAGTTCTTGGATTCGGTAAACCCAATCCTTGACTCAATCAGAAGAGATAGAGGTCTCTACGACTTCCGTGTAACTGTAAGTTCTACTCCTGAAGATTTGGATAGAAATACATTAACAGGTAAAATTTACCTAAAACCAACGAAGGCACTTGAATTCATCGACATCGAATTCTTAATTACTCCAACAGGAGCTTCGTTTGAGAATATTTAATATCTTTGTAAGGGGGGAACTAATCCCCCCTTTTTAGCCAAATACCGATGAAAAAACTTTTATCCGAAAAAATAACCGAAGCGGGTCCCGATTTAAAATACTACGCATTTGATTGGGATGACAACATCGTTCACATGCCAACAAAGATTGTTGTGTTAGACGAGGATGGTGACGAGGTTATGATGTCAACTTCGGACTTTGCAGACCACAGAGAAAAAATAGGTAAAGAACCATTCCCTTACAAAGGTTCCACAGTTGTTGGTTTTGCGGAAGACCCATTTAGATATTTCAGTGTGAAGGGTGACGCTCAATTTATGGATGATGCTTTAGAAGCTCAAATGGGACCCGCATGGGATGATTTCCGTGAAGCAATCAACAATGGGTCTATTTTTGCGATAATCACCGCAAGGGGTCATCACCCAAACACCCTCAAAGAGGCGATTTACAATTACATCCAAAACAATTTTGGGGGGATAGACCGTCAAGAGTTAATTAAAAACCTAAAAAAATATCGTGATTTTGCGGGTGAAGAAGACATGTCTGACGAGGAACTTATCCGTTCCTATTTAGAACTTAATCGTTATAACCCTGTGAGTTTTGGACAAGAAGCGTCGGCGGCGAGCCCCGAAGAGTTAAAAGTACAAGCGATGGAAGATTTTGTCCGTTATGTTAAATCAATGGCGGCGCTCCTACAAAAGAAAGCCTTTCTAAAAAAAGACATTGCTAATAATTTTATACCATCTATTGGCTTTTCAGATGATGATGAAAAGAATGTAGACGCAATGAAAACATATTTTAAAGGGATAAAAGAACCAATTAAAACATATACCACTAAAGGAGGAACTAAGAAAGAATACTAGTACTGGATTTAATGAAAGAGTAATTTTTCTGTTTTAGAAGTAAAGAGAAAAATTTTCTAACAGGGTATATTTATAAACAAAGATAAAACGTCTAAAGAAAAAGAAACACCATGGCAGATTTATTAATGAAAATGCCCATTCCCTACGAACCGAAACGTCAGAATCGTTTCATTCTTAGGTTTCCCTCAACCTTGGGAATTAACGAATGGTTTGTAGAATCAACCGCCAGACCGCACATTACAATCGGTGCTACTGAAATCCAATTTTTGAACACCTCTACGTTTGTGGCGGGTAGGTTCAACTGGCAAACAATTCCGGTTGTATTCCGCGACCCAATCGGTCCATCCGCAGCCCAAGCTCTAATGGAGTGGGTTCGTTTACACGCAGAA